TTACAATCCCAGTAACTGATTCTTTTTGGTTTCAAATTCCTCATTGCTGATAATTCCGTCGTCAGCCAATCCCTTTAATTTACGTATCTCGTCAGCAACATCAGTTGAGCCAACCTGTTGTGGTTGATGCGCCGCTGCAATGTATTTGTTGATAATGTTGGCAGCTCCCGTAAAGGTATCCCGATCTTGCTTAGATGCTAGTGAGATGACGTTAGGTGCCTTGCCGGCACTGTTGTCCTTTTGTCCCCAGAAACTCTTAGGTGAGCTCTGAACACCACCACCGGCCACTTCAAAGTAACCAGTGCGTAGATGGAAGTTAACCGTCACACTAGTTATATTTTGATAGGGCATACGGAACACGTTGTAACCGAATGTATGTCCCGTCATATAACCGGTCTTAGCGATGATCACTTCGGAATCTGTTGTAAATAGATATTCCTTAAAGCCACCACGTAAAGCGATAATGGTGCTGTGCTCAGGTATGCCAATTTGCCGTGCTACCTTTTGTAGCTCCGATGCAAGTTCATGTTGAACAAAATAATCTGATCGATCTAGTACCATCAGTAATTCCCCCCTAAAGTAAAGCAGCTAATTCATGCGGCAACTTAAAGAAGTCCAAAAAATCCAGCACGTCTTCTTGTTTATTCCAACCATACTCGTCCCGTAGCATGGCTAACATGAATTTATTAGCCTCGTTTTCGTTGTGATCTGAAAGCAGGCTATTTGTATTAACCGCAAAAATATTAAATTCGACAACTTCGAATGTACGTTCTATAATGCAATTAAAACATTTGCAGGAGGGGATAGTAATGTTAACAATGCAATTAGGTAAGTGCGATGAAATTAGTGAAATCTTGCTAAAGACCATGATAGATAACAACTTAACAATTGGTGAAATTGAAGTAGTCGCTGATAATCTACCTCAATATGTTAAACGTCAGGTTGGTCGGCTAAAGCCTCGTTCTGAGGAACTCTTTAACAGCACGATAAAATAGCTTGTTGAAGTCATCATGGCCAGTTTCAGTCCTGACTAATTCAAAATTCTTGTAGGTATCTGCTGAAAAGGTCTGCCTGAATGTATCGCTTTTATATCCATTACTCCAGCTATACTTGATAGTCATTGTAATAGGATTTTTTCGATTACGACCATTTCCTGTGCCTGCTGCATCAAGCTCTGTCTGAGTTTCGAACGCTTGATTAGGTGCTATGAGGACATTCTTCATATCTGGAAAAACTGGTTCGTTGTTAAATGAATTGGTCCAATTATCTGAAAACGAAATAGAATTAATGTTTGCACCAGTTTTACCAAAATTTTTGATGATTAGGTATTCTTCTAAATTCTGATCAAACCACATCCATTTTAAATAAGCTTGTACGTAAGGTCGATTGGCATCTTCAATTGACTTTTTTGTTGTTATCAGGGCACTTACTGAAATAATAATTGCAACAATTGATGTGAGCGCTGTGATTAATGAGGACCAGCTAGAGACAGACATGAATAAACATTCCTTTCTATAACCCTAATAATTGGTTTTTCTTAGCTTCAAACTCTTCGTTACTGATAATCCCGTCATCAGCCAATTGCTTGTACTTGCGTATCTCTTCGGCTGGATCAGTGGCTGCTACTGGTTGAATACCTTGCTGATGGGAGAGGGCAACGTACTTGTTAATAATGTTAGCCGCGTCAGTAAACGCATCTTTCAAGTACTTGTCGCTCAGTGTGATGGTGTTTGGTGCCTTAGCGGAACTAGTTTCGTCTTGCGCCCAGTAGCTCTTAGGTGAGCTTTGGACCCCACCACCGGCAACTTCAAAGTAACCAGTGCGTAGATGGAAGTTGACCGTCACGCTGGTGATATTTTGATAGGGCATACGGAATACGTTGTAACCGAAAGTGTGACCAGTCATGTAGCCAGTTTTAGCGATGATTACTTCATCACCAGTTGTGATCAGGTATTCTTTGTAAGCACCTTTAAGCGCAATCATTACTTGCGTATCGTCAATACCTAATGTATTAATGACCTTTAATAGCTCATTCAGGTATGCTTTTTGAACTCGCGTGTCTGCATAGTCAAACTCCATTTATAATTCCCCCTAAAGTAAAGAAGCTAACTCATGCGGCAACTTGAAGAAGTCCAGAAAATCTAGCACGTCTTCTTGTTTACTCCAACCATACTCGTCCCGCAGCATAGCTAGCATGAATTTATTAGCCTCATTTTCGTTGTGATCTGATAGCAGGCTATTTGTGTTAACCGCAAAAAACTGCGTATTAAACCCCTTATGATGTCGCAAGTGAAAAATCTCGTGAAAACAGACGCCTTCTTGGGTCCGTTCGTCAATTTCACTGTTAATAATGATCATTGGAATTCTATGCGAGTTGTTATTGTAGCCGTAAATAACACTGCCAAGATTATTAAATTGAACGTTTATATTTAATTCACTGGCAAGTTCAAAGGCATTTAGAATCCCAAACTTTTCTGTTAAATGGTCGACATCTTTTTCAATCCACCATTCCATATAACCAGCTCCTACTATTCCTCACCATGACGATACTTCTTAGGTGTGAATTTCCTTTTGGCTAACTGTTTTGATAATTCTAGTGTTTGGCGCATGGATGCTTTTAATAACTCTTTGTCATCATCAGAAAGCTCTGCACCATTTTGGAAAAAAGAAAGTGAGTTCTTGGAATCAAGTCCATTCATCATATTTTCCAATTCTTTATCAATATTACGTTCATCTTTTTCAGTAAGATCGTAATAATGTTTCTTTTCAGTTTTACCAAGTAAGTAATCAGTTGAAACATCAAAGAAAACGGCAAGCCTGTTTATCATTTCTACATTAGGTTCAGAACGTCCGGTTTCCCAGCTACCAACAGTTTGTTGGGAAACTGAGAGCTTTTCCGAGAGTTCCCGTTGGCTCAATCTCATTTGTTTTCTTAGCTCTTTAATCTGTTCAGATATCATTGGGAAACCTCCATTTCAATGTTGATAATACCACGAATAGTAGTAAAAAAAGATAAATACTACAAAAAATAGTAAAAACTATTGACTTACAACGAATCGTAGTATATATTAACTACATAAGGTAGTTGAAAGGGGTGATCGAATGCTGAATCGTTTAAGAAAGATGCGTATAAAAAGCGGACTAACTCAACAGGAATTAGCTGATTTAATTAATTCTAATCAAAGAACAATAAGCAAATGGGAACGTGGGAAATCCACGCCACCGGCTGCCGTAATGCAATACTTTGAAGAATATTTTAAGGAGCCAAAGGAGCATATTTTTTTTGAAGCTTTTAACTACAAAATGTTGTTAAAATCCAAATTTAAACAACATTAACCAGTAATTACTATATTCTAATTATCACACGGAGCGCGGTTATAGATTAGCAGCTGTTATGAAAGGTGGTGATGGGATGAAGGAAGAACAAGTTGAACGTTTAATTACTGAATTACATGAGCTAAATAAAACGTTCAAGGCTACCTGCAATAGTCTTGAACGTTGGGGGTATTAATATGGCTGTATTACTCGGTTCAGTGTTCGTTCAAAATCTGTTGATTCTTTTAGCTCTTTTATTAATATATCTGAATTCTGTCGGCCTAATTTCAAGCTTTTCTGTAAAGGTATGGTTAGGTTTGATGATCTTAGGTCTTTCGATAGTTGTTGTGCTTCTTCTAAGATTTGGTTAATAAAAGGAATAAACGTATCGATTGCTTTTATAGTTTCGGATTCGTATTTATTTTTAACATCATTATCGATATCTTCCATTATTTTTTGAACTTTTTCTGAATCATCTGAAGTCTTTTTGTAGGCATATCTATCGTAGTTTGCAGCCCAAAAAATTGAGGTTGAAAATTTTGAATATTCAAGACCTTTAGTAAGAAGCTCAGGAGTAGCATATTTTAAATTATTCATGACAAAGTTGAGTATTTCATCACTGTAAGGAATAAATTTCACACGCTCATGTTCTTCTTTACTACTCAGGCCTTTTCGATAAAGCTCCTGTCGTTGATGGTTATAGAACGCGAGTAGATGAATGCCATGCTCATCGGATTGATAATAAATTATTTTTAAAAGTGGCAAGTAAAAACTTTGATAGCGTTCTGATTTGTTTTGAACTTTTATATTTTTGAAATAGGATCGCTGGCCTAAAGCGTATGAAACAAAAATACAAATGATACTGACAATAGCAGTAAGCAGGGCACAAACTATCGTTATCCAATTTGTCGTAGTAAAGAGCTTGGGGTTCATAGTAATAAACAAAATAAACTTCATTATAAATATCACCTCCTTAAGCTAATTATCGCATAAGGAGAAATAAAGGAGAAATTAAAAAATGAATGAATTAATCAAGGTAACTATTAAAAATGATCAACAAGTAGTATCTGCACGAGATTTACATTCTGGCTTAAATTTGAAAACGCGGTTTAGTAAATGGGTTAGTCAAAATTTTAATGAATTTGTTGAGAATACAGATTTTACAAGTGTAACTACGGTTACGGTTGTTAATAATGGTGCCAGAAAGCCAATTCAGGACTATGCAATAACTGTAGATATGGCAAAACAGTTATCCATGATGAGTCATACGGAACGTGGAAAGCAATATCGTTTATATTTTATTCAACTTGAAGCGAAGTGGAATGATCCTTCAGAAATTGTGAAACGTGGCTACGGAATTCTAATGGATGAAAATATTCATCTTCGTATGGAGAATAAAAAAATGCAAATGCCAGCTTTACTAGGCAGTGCAGTATCCGGTTCAAAAGCCTCAGTAAATGTAGGCACCTTTGCGAAGGTTCTTCGTCAAAAAGGTATTGAGATTGGTCAGAATCGATTATTTGATTGGCTACGGACTAATGGCTATTTGATTTCCGACGGTACACGTCATAATGTGCCAACGCAAAAATCCATGGAACTAAAAATCATGGAGGTAAGAGAATCAGTAGTTACTACCAACCATGGATCTAAAACACGATTTACGCCATTAATTACTGGAAAGGGCCAACAATACTTTGTTAGCAAATTTCTACAGTCATTCAAATAGGGGATGGAGTAAAAATGATTGGATTCACAATTTTACAATCTCCTAAAAGGTTGGTGAAGAGATTGAAGTACCTTGAAAAAAATGATGGAAATTTTGAATTCCCTGATCAACTTGTTATGGCATTGCTACTTGAACTTGTAATAAATAATTCTCGAAAAGAAATAGGCGAGATCGCAAACTCTGCTGGTATGAGTATCCATGAATTGAGTCAGTCATTGTTGAAGCTAAGACGTCTCGGACTTGTAGATTATAAAACTAGTATCTTGTAGACCAGCGGTTAAGGGTGTAGCTAAGACTACACCCTTATAGAAGCTGATGCTAATCGGATTTGAAAGGGGGCATCGCAATGTTCACATTACTATTGTGGCTGGCATTCTTGAATTGGGTGTTTGCTTAGTATCAAGTTTTCAATGAACGGAGGTGAGAACATGGAAAATCGGCGTAGCAAGATCGACTTCATTATTGACGTTCGAAAGGATATTTCGGCTAATACAATCAATCTCTTGACGTTAAATATGAGTGATGAAGAACTAGACGAGTTTTATAAAGAAGTCGTTAGCGACACTAAGGATGCCGCATTGGATAGTTATTAACTGATTAATATTATGTCATTTGATTATTTCATAAGGAATATTGAGTTATGAAGGAAGTTGAAAATTTATGTTAGGTCAAGTAGTCATTCACAGCTCTGTGAGAGTGAATGGAAGTTTACCAAAGGTTATGCGATTAGCGTCACAGACAACAACTGAGACAGCAAGAAAGGCTGGTTACTCGCAACCTATGATTTCTAAGTTGTCTAGTGGGGCCGCCAAATTGCCATATGAAAATGTTAGAACGTTACTTGATTCGATTCCTGAAAAGTATCGTCCTAGATTAGCACTAGAGATTGCTCACGAGTTAGTAGGAATTACACCACCTAATGCTGACGGAATCGCATTTTCAGATAATTCGTTGCAATGGGCAAGTTATTTGCAAGATGAAACTAATGAAGGATTAAAAGCACTTGGTGAAGCCAAGGATGAGCTTAGATCACCAAGAACGGCTAAGAGTAATCGTGACCCGATCGCTGCTGTTAACCAGTTGTTAGATGCTCAATTTGTTATTGAGAATGCTTTGATCAAGTTTTGCGAGGATTTTGATTTATCACTTGTATTGCTTGAAAAAGAGCGGGAAAAAGTTTGGAAGATGGCGCATTACATTAATTAAGGAGGTACCGAGTATGTCAGTACAAGTTGTTCCATTGAAACGGCTCAAAACGTATAAGGCTAAGAAACCATTGAAATGGCTTAAGGGGAAAGAGCTTGCTGAAGAGTGGAATATTTCACCAGCACAGGTTACTAAACTCGCACAACGCGATCATGATCCATTGCCATCGGATATGGCTTTGGGGCCACGGCGGTATGAATGGAAACGTGTTTTGGCTTGGCGCGAACGTCAAAACGTTTTAAAGCAAAAGGAGGGATAAGTAATGATTATTGTACCTAGCGATATCTGCATTGGCGTAGTAACTTGGTTGGTTGCAACATGTTGGTTTAAGCGCCATGAAATTAATCATAAATTATTTGATGAAGGGAGTGACTAAAATGTTTAGTTTCAGATTAGGTAATGTTCTTTATTTAAATGTAACGCTTAATGAGATGCACAAGTTATTTGAAAAGGAGACTGAGAAACAATATGCAGGTGCCAACAAGTAATGCCATTTATGGGTATAGAAAAAGCCGCACAGGTATAGGTAGTACCCGCACGGCTAAGTTAAATATTTCGCAAAAAATATTATGCATTCATTCTATGCCCAAACCAAACTTATTGCAACGTCTACTAATTTCGCTACGGGGGTGGCAAGCATGAAACAGATCAAACTAATTTCAATCACGTATCACAACTTTAAAGGTATTAAGGATTTTACTTTTGAACCAAATGGCCAATCAATTGCAGTCAGCGGTCGTAATGCCAGCGGTAAAACAACTTTGTTCGACGGATTCACATGGCTGCTATTTGGCAAGAACTCGGATGATGTAAAAAAATTTAATCCTAAACCACTAAATGCGGATGGTACCGAACAGCTGGGTTTAGATCCTGAGGTTGATGCCACACTCGAAATTGATGGTAAATCAGTGCGGCTACAACGTAAATCAGCAGAAAAGTGGATTAAGCCCCGCGGTCAAGCCGACAAAGTACGGAAACCAGACGTTACGGAATTGACGATTGATGACGTACCTCAAAAGGTGGGGGAGTTTACCAAATATATTGATTCAATTATTGATGAAGATAGCTTCAAAATGTTAACTAATCCGTTCGCGTTCAATAACCTACCATGGAAAGACCGTCGTGAACTACTGATGAGCTTAGTTGCAGATGTTAGCGATGATGCGGTGATTAAAGCTACTGGCAAGGTTAATGAGTTAAAAGAGCTGTTAAGCGATCATAGTGCTGATGATATGCGAGCAATTATTGCTTCCCGGCGCCGCAAGTTAAAAGCAGAAGTAGACGGATTACCAGCTCGTATTGATGAAGCAACTCGTGCTATTCCAGTTGAAAATACAGTTAGTGAAACTACATTAAAAGCACGATTGGCTGAATGTCAAGAGACCCTGACAAAAGCGCAAGAAGTAGCCGCTATTGCGGCTGTAAGTAATACCAATACTGATGCTCGTGCTAAAAAGACAGAATTACAGAGCACCTATAACGATTTACAAATGTCATATATGCAGGGTAACCAGTTAGAGCTTGGAACTCTGACGGAGTCTATCAATACTGTTCAGCGTCAATTGAATGAGAAACGCAATACTCTGGATGGTGTCAAGCTGTCATTGAGTCAAGCCAAAATGGCATTGGAAGTTGCTACTAAACAGCATGATGATTTAACTAAGCGTTATTTAGCACTAAGTGATACGACTTTTGATGAACATCAACTAACTTGCCCGACCTGTGGACAAGATCTACCGGAAGATAAGCAAGACGATGTACGGCAGAAGTTTAACGTAGAGAAAGCTGAAAAGCTTGAAAGTATCACTAATGAAGGTAAGCAGTCTGCTACGGACATGGACGCAGCTAATAATGAAATTAAGTCACAAGAACAGGCTATTAAGCTTGATCAAAGCGAGTTCGAGCAAGTCCAACAACGATTAGATGAATTAAACAATGACTATAACCAGACCAAGGCTAGCCACCAGCCATTTGAACAAACCGCCAAAGCGATTGAGTTACAAACTAGTATTGATGAGCAGCAACGATTGATTGATAACGGTACTGGCGATAATTCAAAGGCCAAACAGGCGGCCCAAGAACAGGTTAACCAAGCACAAGTTAAGGTCGATGAGGTTAAGGCACAACTAGCTAATGTTGATCAGATTAAAGTGCAACAAGATCGGGTTCAACAATTACATGCCCGCGAGGATGAATTGAAAGACGTGTTTATGAAGTTAGACCAAGATTCGTTCTTACTTGATAAATACACACGGACCCGAGTAACTATGCTCGAGGAACGGATCAATAAATTGTTCAAATTGGTTAACTTCAAATTATTTGAGATTCAAAAAAATGGTGAAATTAACGAAATTTGTGAGGCAACCGTTAACGGCGTGCCATTCAGTACTGATTTAAACAATGCTTCACGCATTAATGCGGGACTAGATATCATCAACACACTATCGAATCACTATCAGGTAGCAGCACCAATCTTTGTTGACAATGCTGAATCAGTTAATCAAATTGCGGACACTGAAGCGCAACAGATTGCCTTGGTTGTCAATGACGATAAAGAGTTGACCGTTAGAACGCAAGAAGAAAGTCAGGTGGCTTAGATATGACTGAAACAGGATTAACCAAGTTTAATAACGTTTTTATGCCAATGGTAGCGAATCAGTTGGAAGGCCATAGTATCCAAATGACTGATTACCAAAAGACGTGCGTTATGAGCGCATCTCAGCATATGTATGAACTAATTAATAAGAATGGTATTGACCCAAACAATATTATGAATGACATTAGCAACATTCTCATGACCGTTGCTTCGCTTCAGTTAAATGCGAATGCACAGCCTGCCGAGATCTATTTTCAAACACGGAATATCAAAGTTGGCAACGGTTGGTCAAAGACAGTTGAAATGGGAATTGAGGGTGATGGTAATGATGCCATCCTTGCACGGTTTGGCCGCAATGTAAAACATGTTTATCCAGTTTTGATCGTTCGTGAGGGCGACACTTATGTCCCATCGAAGCGTAAAGGGATTCATGTTACTGATCCAGAATGGGAACCAGGGGATGACCCAGACGCTAAGGTTACCAATGTTGTTTATTCTATCGAATTCTGGACAGATGATAACCAGACCGATTCAACCGTGGAATATTACGCCACCAATCGTGAGCTGGTTAAGCCCAATCTGCTAGCACATATGATTAATAACTTACGAAGTGAATCACGGAAAAATCCCAAGAGCTATGCAGCAAAGATTGAAGCAATTAAAACGTTTGCGAAGGATCATACAGTTGATGAAATTCTAGATAGTGAAGAAATGCAGGATAAGGGAAAAATTTCACCGGCGTGGAAAGAGCCCCAGAGTCGTGAACAAATGATTGTCCGAAAGATGCGTAACAACATCGTCAAAAAAATTCCCAAAGACTTCAGCAATGGTTTGGTTGTTCAATCTTACGAAGCGACTACCAATGAATCGTTGAAACAGGCGCGGCGTGATGTTACGGAATCTGCAAACCAGATTGACTTTGACGAAGCAGTGGAACAACCAGAAGCAGCACCTGAATCAGAAGCACCGGTGATCGAAAAGGCTAAAGAAACAACTGATGGTGAAATCTTTGAGACGCCAGACAGTGCAACAACGGACAACAATCAAGCTGCGACGAGTGAAACAGTGTCAGAACCCGCGTCACAAGCGGCTAAAGAGGTGCCATTTTGATTAAAGTAACGGTTTTTGGATCTGGTAGTAGTGGTAACTGCTATCTTGTGGATGACGGTAAATCCCAATTGATGATTGAGGCAGGAGTGGCCTACAAAAAAGTTCAACAAGCAATGAATTTCAATTTCAGAAAGATAGCAGGTCTGTTAATCAGCCATGAGCATGGTGATCATTCAAAGTATATTCACAAGTTTTGGAAGTTAACTAGCATTGAAATGTATGCCACTAAAGGAACATTTAAAGCACTTGATGTAAAAGGTGGTCGCTATTGTGCAGTGACACCAATGCGGCCAAGGACAGTAGGGTCATGGACGGTAACAGCTTTTAGAGTTCAACATGATGCTGCTGAACCGGTAGGCTTTTTACTAGAAAATTATTTAGGCGAGCGGTTACTTTACGTAACTGACACGTACTTTGTTAAGTATCGTTTTAGCAACATCAATAAAATGTTAGTAGAAATGAACTATTCGCGGGATATTGCAATGAAGAATGAGCAAAACGGCGATCTTAATCATTCATTGGAAAATCGATTATTTACTTCTCATTTTGAAATGAACGATGCACTTGATTTTATCAAGACTAATATATCAAGTTGCCTTGAAGACGTCACATTAATTCATTTATCCGACTTAAATAGTAATGAAGAACTGTTTAAACGCAAGGTACAAGAACTAACTGGGGTGCCGGTTTACGTTGCACCAAAGGTCGGAGTAAGAGCATAGGGAGGTGCTAGTATGGCCCGCCCAATCAAAAAAGGAATTGATTACTTTAATCTAGATGTTGATTTTTTTCACGACATAAAGGTTCGAAAAATCTTACGTGCATGTGGAAATCAGTCGATTTCTGTACTAATCTGCCTGCTCTGTAATATTTATCAAGATGATGGGTATTACATGCGGTGGGATGAAGATATGCGGTTCTTGGTGGCCGATGATGTCGATGCCAAGGAAAGCGCAGTACAGGATGTGGTTAAACGAGCGTGTACGGTGGGGTTCTTTGATGAATCATTATTCGAGGAATATAAAATCTTAACATCTAAACGAATTCAAGAAAATTATAAATTGGCTGCCAAGCAGAAAAAAGATAGTTCGATTGATGCTAGATATCGATTGCCAAGAGTTCCCAATGATGATAACGGGGTTTCAATGAATGGAAACTCAGTTTCCAGTAATGACAATCCCCATAGTATATCAGAACAGAGTAAATCAGATAATAACAAAGAAAAGAATAAGCCGCGTGATCCCCGTGATGCAATTCGTGAGGAATTTAATCTTAAGGTATGGGCCATCTATCCCAAAAAACGTGACTTCCAAAAAGCCTATGATGCGTACTATGCCGCTAAGCTTGAGGGTGTGTCACTAGATACCATTACCGCCAAGATTGAAGAATACAAGACATGGTTAAAGCTTAATGATACCGGTGAGTACTACACCAAGAGTCTTGAAAATTGGCTTATCGGTCGATGCTGGATGGACGAGTACGATATGACACCGCCTAAGCCAAAATCAGTCCAAGGAGGACGTGCACCACGTAAAGAACTGGTGCCGGGATGGGCCAAGGATCCTAATCATAGCTCAAAAAACCAGTTAACAGATGAGCAGCGCAAGAAATTAGCGGAAACGATTGCCGCTATGGATGATGACGTACCTAAGGAAAAGACCAGCAATGCAGATGTGGACCGTAAGGCATTAGCTGATAGGTTAGCTGGCTTGAGTGATAAACGGGTCGAAAATTAAGAAATGTGAGGTGGTATGTAATGCCAGAGGCTACTGGGAAGGTTTTAAAGATAACTGGCAACATTGTGACTGTTCAGCTCATGAAAGGCGACCGGATGAGTTACCTGACGGTTGGCAGTGATGCAGGCCTTGTGTATGACGATGGTCGCAGTATTACCACAGTTCAACGCAATAAAATTTTTGCGATGCTGCATGAAATTGATGAGCATTTTGGCAACTTCATGATCGATTTAACCGAGTACCAGATGAAACAGCGTTTCTGCTATGACGTTGAACTATTCGATGGGTTCTCATTATCAGACTGTTCAATGTCACTAGCTACTGCATTCATTGAGTTTTTGATTAAGTTTTGTTTGGCTGAGAACGTCAGCTTTAGCAGTAAGACACTTGATCAGATACAAGGTCAATATGGGTGGGAACGAGCATGTCTTGATCAAAAGATGTGTTGCATTTGTGGGAAGCATGCCGATATTGCACATGTTCACGCTGTTGGTATTGGACGGGATCGTAACAAGATTAAGCATATCGGTTATCAGGTAATGCCATTATGCCGCATACATCACAATGAACAGCATAATACTGGTATTTGGACCTTTATGGGCAAGTACCATTTGAAGGGCGTACGTGTAACACCAGAAATTGCTGAAATGTTGCGGCTAGGCGATTGGCGTGTGTATCGTGAGGAACCGATTATTAGCACTAAGTGAGGTGGGCCTTATGACATTTGATGAAGCAAAGCAGGCGGTGGACAAGCTTGGTTTAAAGCATGTTTGGCTCATTAGACACGGCATGTCGGTTAGGTTGATGACTGATCGGCCACGGACAGACTGGCTGATATTTGCTAATCCAAGGGCTAACTCATGGCAAGAGTATGCAATGAATGCTGCCTTTCACAAAAAGGTTAGGGATCATGAATGAATTTGTTGATGAAAACAAGAAGTCGGAGACGAAACAAAATGAAAAAAATTAAAAGCTCAAAAGAATTAAGAGCCATTTTCAAGCCGGATAAAGCGTGTGGCCGTATTTTTAATCATAGCAACGCAATGGCGTACGTTTGCAATACCCTGATCGAGTTTGATGTAAATGGTGAGCGCTACAGTTCCAGACGGTGGTTTATCAACGATGATAATGAATTAATTTACGACCTTGGCCGAAATTGGTTTATGAATCTAGATATGTTTGATCGGGGAACAAGCAAAATGGAAAATCTGGTGGCTTATGACAATTTGAGACCAACAGAGCCACAAATAAGTTTGTTTGAATTATGACACAAGTAACGATTAGCAAGGGTACCGAGTGGCACCGTGATATTAGTTTGATTTATGCCCGTGATCACTTCTTGCACGGCGAAATTTGGCGCCTTAAAGGAATGCTGGCCCTGAATGAATCAATTGAATTTAATGGCTGGCACATAACGAAAGTAGGAAATCACAATGAAAATAGCAATTGAAAATGAAAGTCGTAGTATCTCGGTTGAATCGAATAACGATTTGACATTTGAAGAAGCAATCAAAATTCATGAACTGGTTACTGGGACCAAATATCTAGAACCAGTTTTACAAAAAAGTGAACACGCAGTAACAGTTATCAACAATGGTGCTGATAAGGATGTGGATAAAAAGAAAGAAGACGAATCCGATTTACAAGATACACCAGAAAATGTTGAGCATTTGAAGACCAGCATTGCTGAAAAATGGCCGTTAAATCATTATGGCGTACCTGTACGTGGTGATTTTGTTGATGGTGCTATCCATTGCCCAGTATGCAATTACTCTGGTATTGAGAGAGTTAAATTCGGCTATAGTTTTTGGCGTTGCCCTAGTTGTGAAACTAAATTATTTATGGGCTGGGCAACTGGCGTTAAGGGAGAAGTTGACGAAAGTGGCTGTTACTACGTTCTTGGGCAAGAATATAAGCCAAAATGGGCAGAAAACAATGAAACTGATGAAGAGTTACCAAAACCCAATGCATATAGCACGCTTAAGGAAATTAAGGCGTATCTGGATGCACATAATGTTGATTACTCACAAGCAAGATTAAAGGCTGACTTTGTACGATTGCTTGAAGACAACTAGGCATATTATGGGGGAAATTAAATGAAGTTCTATGAATTCAGAAAAGAACCTTATCTAGCAGTGATCGCGGCTGAATCGCTGGACGATACAAAAATGATATTTAACTTAACGATGCCAATCGATTGGGACACTTTTGGGATCATCGGGCATGAAGTTACAGTGGATCGGGCCATTCAAGTGTATATGGACCTTTCAGGTGGTCACTTAGAAGGTGCCTTAACTGCCGACGACATCAAGCATATCAGCAAGCCAATGAAAATTATTGACTACGGTCCGTATGGAGATGAGTCAAATGATTAAAGCCAAATTAGTTAAGATGATCGCCTTACTATCATCGCTTTTAATTATTTTGGCCGCATGTGGAACGAGTGACATTAAGAACGGTAAGGTTGCTACTAAGAGCTACAGCATTGTAAGAACCAATGTTGATCATGAAAATGTATTTACGATGATCCCTGTTGTGATCAGCACTGGAAAGTCAACGTCCGTAATTTATACCCCAATGTATGACAATATTGATCATCTAAAAGTTTGGTATGAGGACAAAGGAAAAGTGAAGTTATTAAAAACGGATAATTTCGACTTTGTTAAAACTAAACGAACCAGTTATGTCAAGATTGCTGCAAACGATGCTGGTAAATCAGATATACCATGTGTGGTGTATAAGTCGGAGGCAAAACATGATTGAGGTTAAAGAACCAACAGTCGAGGAACGTGAGCAAGCGTTTGAACTTTTCGGGGAGGATTAAGTACATGAAAGAAAAAATTGAGTTTAGAGCAATTCCGGATGTTGACGATGATGAAATGGCGAGTATTGATGCTAACTATGACGGTAGGTTTGTCTATGGCAGCTTAATGGATGGACCTATCCCCTGTATTGTTGGGGAAGTCGTAGAGTCCTCAGAAAACGGAGTTATTCCGGCATGGTGGGTGCCAGTTAAGCGTGACACTATCGGTCAATATGTTGGGCGTAAAGATGTCAATGGCAAGCGAATTTATGTGGGAAGTATCGTGGAAAAGAGACACTTGGATGACGAAACGGGATTACCATTTGGCGAGTGTTTGAACGGAATAGTTGTATATGAACCAAAGGGGGCACGCTATTTATTGGACCTCATTGGCCAAGAAAAGAATATCGGAATTTATTACAAGTACTCACAGTATACGGTCATTGGAAATGTGTACGAGAATCCAGAATTATTGGAGGCACCGCATGGCAACCAGTAAGCGTATTGAGTTAAGAGAGTTGGAGCTTGACCGTAAGGAAGTAAAACGCCGCAGTCATTAATTATTGCCCAATATGTGGTAGAAAGCTGGTCAACTAAAATTCTTGTTTTATCTAGGAGGTAGGATTATGCAATGGATTGAAAACTTAGCAATCTGGTTTTTAAAGAAACGAGAAGTGTCGGTAGTAATGAATTTTGATGTTACCGGTGATATTAAAGAAAGAACTAGTAAGGGCCGCTTTGAAAATTGTCTATTCAAAGGCCGAGTATATGATCGCTATGGTAAGGAAATTGTTATGCCTCATGGTAAATTCAAAATCAGCTATGACGGAAACATCAGTCACAATACTAAATGAAGTTTCTGATAGAAGGTTACCAAGTGGAGGGTGAGTAAATGAAGGGCAACAAAAAAATAATTACGCGAATTAAAGGCTTGCTTAGGTTAGCTGATGATAATCCGAATGATGAAGAAGGCCAAGCCGCTTTTATTCTTGCACAAAAACTTATGATTAAACACCGAATTGATGAGTTTGATTTAGGCGGTGAAACCATTGGGGAATCCCCGGAGGATGTTACCGAAGAAGCAGTTACCATCTTTAAGCGGCTTTATTGGTGGGAACGCGAACTAGGAAATATTATTGCCGAAAACTTTAGAGTTAAGATTTATTACTCAAATACGGCAAGAAAGACTGGTACTAAGCGGAAAAGCAAAATTGTGTTTTATGGGCTAGGTAAGGACCTAGAACTAGCGAAAGAGCTGTTTATTTTGGCTTATGACGCGGTAGTTATTTATGAAAAGAAATATGTACGAGACCATCGTGGTGAAGGATATACAGCAGCCTCTTTAAAGAGCAGCTACTTAAGAGGCTATCTAAACGGATTACGGCAGAAGTTTGATGAGCAAGTATCTGAATTGAAGGGCAAGTATGAACTTGTTGTCAAGGTGCCTAAAGTTGTGGAAGACGCCTATGCTAGTTATTCAGCAGATTTCGGTAAAATAAGTTGGGCCAGACCGGCGATAGAAGCTAGTCAAGCCTACTTTGCTGGTCAAGAAGATGGCTTGAAAATGGATTTCACTAAAACACATTTGGATGATGGCAGCATAGTACGAGAGGGCGTACAGAAATGAGAGTGAAAGCCGGATTGCAAGCTGATTTTGTTACTTGGTGTGAGTTTCATTCAAAAGTTAATGTTTACGACAAAAAGATATTTGTGGGGCTGACGTTGCAGCGGCAAATACTATGGGATTGTCTGTTTCTCAATTTGAAGTTGCAGTCATAGCACTGGCTAATTTCTGGTATCGTGGCGCAGAACTGGGAGACCTTTAGAATGGCTCAGGAAAGTTTGGGAGGATTACAAATGGCTAAGAAATTATTACCCGTTCAAATTATTGAGATATTGGCAACTTTGCTACCTTATGAACTGCTTAGCAATGTTAATCAACGCATGATGGATTGGAAGGCTAGCGGAGGCAAGGACGATGATGGCTATATGTACCAGCAAGCCCGTGTAGCCGAAAATTATTATCGGTTTATTTTAAAGACTGATCCAGTAGAAATTGAGGAAAAGTCTGCACCTCAAGAACCGATTATAAATAACGGTTTTGCCCATTTTCTTGCTGCTGAAAAATATATGCGAAAAGGTCAGATGTATCGTAACGCTGACGTTGGCAATTGGGGAAAGGGTCAATAAAAAAGGTGCCACCCATTAAGGCAACACCAAATTAATTCCGAATAAATTAATTATATCACAGAGCTAAAGGGGTGGCAGCTTTGAGTAACGGCTTTAAAAAATACGATGCCAAGGCGACCGAGCAAAATGTTGATCGGGAGCTGTGGCGGTACCAGAAACTAAAAAAACAGGAAAAACGGCTAAAGTTGGTTGCGTTGAGTGGGCAAGCTTACGATGGCATGCCGCACAGTAAGACCAATGTGAATGGGACTGAGGAGGCGATGCATAAGCGGTTGGAGGATCAGGAATGGGTCAAGAAGGAAATGATTTTACTAGAGACCGCGGTGTCTTATGTGGGTGATGAGAGTGAATCGGCTGAGCAGGCATCGGCAATCTTAAAATGGCGTTACATTGACGGCTATTCACTTACTAAGTGTTGTATGAAGTTTGGTCAGACGTTTGCGAATGGCTACCCGTTAGCCAGAACAACGATGAATGACAAGCTAAAGGCCGCCAGATTACGGTTTTCAGAGATTTATCCACGGGAGTTACGAGTTGAAGCTAAAAAAATCCGTCACAATCCGTCATAAATCCGTCACTTTTCGTACATGATCCGTACAAAATCCGTCATAATCCGTTACACAGGGCCTAAAAATGGGGGTAAATTAGTATTATCGAAAGATAGATAGACGAGGCCACCCCAGCCATTATCGTCTGTCGTTTGGACTGATAGCTCAGCAGGTAGAGCACCGGAGTGAAGTCCCGGGGGTCGGCGGTTCAAGTCCGTCTCAGTCCATTAGGTGAGTGTCAGGTGATACTTCTTTCATTTGATTTAACTCCTCCAGGTTAATTTATATATGTGTGTACAGTTGTACGGCCAATTTTACAGCTGGCACTTGCCTAAAAATCTTGAAGAGTGATGATAAAGTCCTCAAGAGTTCTATATGTAATAGCTAATCGGTTCCTCAGGCCGGTTAGCATTATGTGCTTGTGGCGGAACAGGTAGACGCGGCTGATAATAGGGTACTTTCGATGCCGTCCTATTATTGGATTGCAGTTGTAGGGTGCAAATCCTTACCAAGCACATTACCAGCGGTCAATAGAGGGAGATGAAGTGCTCCTCTCGCCGCTGGTAAGTTAGGAATCGCGACGAAGTCCGGGTTAGTCTCCGGGCTTTTTTTGTACATAGAAATTGGAAGCTCAAATATGAAAGGTGGTTAGCATAGTGGCTAAGCGGGTTCAGAGTAAGTATGGTTATGAACCGCCTGAATGGGTTCGAGTCGATGCACGGCTTGATAGGCAGCTGAAACGACAAAAGCGTCTTGCTAAAAGACGAGGCGTTTTAAATCAGGAAAGAGGAAAAACGATGAAAAACAAAGTCGAAGAGTCAACAATTAATTCTATTTTAGAGAATGCACAAATTGAAACGAAAACGGTATTTAGTAAGGTAACTATTGTCACAGCAAAATTGCCGAACGGATTTGTGCTAGTTGAAAGTTCTGGAGCCGTATCAGAAGAAAACTATGATGCTAAGATTGGCAAGAAAGTTTGTATGGATCGCATCAAAAATAAGATCTGGGAACTCGAAGGTTATAAGCTAGCTAGTCAACTGATGGAGGAACGATAATCATGGATCAAAAGGATTTCATTGAACAATTTAGTGAAAAGATTGACCAGGTTGTAAATGAAGATGCGGTAAGAGCTGAAACTCTACACCGCGAATTGGATAATGGTCAAATACAAGGCTTGATTGACGATTCAATTGCTATGGGGGCGCACGCATATAGAACTGCTTGTTCTAATGGATTCTCTGTTGATCAGGCATTCGTTATTGCAATGAACCAAATTGGCTTTACGTACCATGAATAATTAGAGATAGGGTGAGACTAGATGGCAAACGGAAAATTTAAACCATGGCTACGGCCAGACGGTCTCGCTCAAATCGAAGGTTGGGCCCATGACGGTTTAACTGACGAAGAGATTGCCCACAACATGGGTATTAGCCCTACAACACTATACACATGGGAGAAGCGTTTTCCGGAGATTCTGAAGTCCTTAAAAAGGGGCAAAGATGTTTCGGATTACATGGTTGAAAATGCGCTGTTTAAGCGTGCAGTGGGCTATACGACTGTTGAACATAATTACAAGTTAGTTGATGTTGATAAAGATATTCTAGACGTCAAACGCCGTGAAGCTGAAAACCAATATAAGTTAGACCATCCAGAAGCTAAGTTACAGGATATTAAAGATTATGCGATTAAGAAAGTACCATCCCGTGAACGGATTGAGTTATCACAAGCTGAGAAAGAAGTGGCCCCAGATACGACCGCGGCTATTTTCTGGCTTAAGAATCGCCGTCCCGATAAGTGGCGTGATCGTAAAGAGTTGGAACATTCTGGCAACCTTAACGTCACACCTTTCGATGGTTTGAATACTGATGAGCTTGAAAAACATTTAGAACAATTGGAAGGTGAACCTAATGCCGATGACGATTAAGCAAATAGCGCAACATCAAATTGAAAGAACGCTTGCTAAGCGTCTATACAAGTATTACTTCCGATATGCTCATGACAATCGGTACCACCTATATAAACATGTTCAACTGATATGTGACGCCTTACAGCGGATCATTGATGGTGAGCGTGTTTTTTTAATCATTGAAATGCCACCAAGACACGGTAAGTCAGCCAGCATTACGGAAACATTCCCTAGCTATTACTTGATGAACAATCCTGACAAGGAAGTCATGATGGCGACGTATTCCGAAGACTTGTACAACAAGTTCGGGCGACGTAATCGTGATAAGTTTGCTCGTTTTGCACCAGAACTGTTTAACCTACAGATATCACAGTCAACGTCTAGTGCGTCCGAATGGGGTATTGAGGGTCACGATGGCGGTATGTTCTCAACCTCGATTCTTTCAGGGGCAACAGGACGTGGTGCGGACTTGCTAATCATTGATGATCCGGTTAAGAATGCACAGGAAGCCGAGTCACAAACAATTCGAGATAAGATTTGGGATGAATGGCAGTCAACGTTTAGTACGCGGTTGCACGATAATTCTAGCTGCATTGTGATCATGACACGCTGGAATCAGGATGATCTGGTTGGCCGACTACTTCAGCAACGGGCCTATCCGTGGGAAGAGATCAGATTGCCAGTGATTGCAGAATCAAATGATGATATTCTTGGTCGCAAGATTGGTGAACCGTTATGCCCAGAGCTGGGCTATAACGCTGATTGGGCTAAGGTGACCGAAAAAGGTGTTGGTTCGCGAGTGTGGGCGGCATTGTATCAACAACGTCCAGCCCCAGAAGGTGGTGCTGTCTTCAAACAAGGTTGGTTTAAGTACTACGTTCCCAACCGAGAAACGCGCAGTCGCCTCGGGTTACCAGATAGCGTTGCAGTATTGCCGATGCATTTAGATCAGCAGGTTCAGTCATGGGACGCTACATTCAAGAAAGCTGATACTTCTGACTTCGTTGCTGGTCAAGTTTGGGGACGGCGTGGCGCTGATCGTTATTTGCTTGACCGTGTACATGGTCGTCTAAGCTTTACTGAGACATTATCAGCAATTGAATCCATGACAACACGGTGGCCGAAAGCAACGACTAAGTATGTGGAAGACAAGGCCAACGGTAGCGCCATTATTGATACGTTACAGCATAAGTTAAGTGGTATTACACCAATTACACCCGATGGCGGTAAAGAGTCGCGTGCGTACAGTGTGACGCCGTTATGGGAGGCTGGCAATGTGTACGTGCCACATCCGGCATGGTTAGCATGGGAGCAAGAGTTTGAGACTGAAGTAATATCATTTCCTAACGCACCGCATGATGATGAAGTCGATAGTATGACCCAAGCATTGGATCATATGGGTAACGGCATGAGTGCGGCTGAAATTTGGGGATTATGAAAGTGAGGTGATTCAATGTCGTTTTTTGATGTATTCAAGTCTAAGCAGGTGCAACACAATGATAGTCAAGAGTTTACCGACTTTATGGGCGGCATGGGTAAGGCAGGCTCACGAGATGGGTTATCAGCGCAGCATGTTATTCGAGCCGACCGCGCTACTAAAGCGGAACTGTCGGAGTTGTACAAGACTAACCCATTAGCTAAAAAGATTGTGGACATGCCAGCTGATGATTTAACAAAATCCGGTTGGACGCTGACGATTAATGATCCAACTAAGCAAGAGGCTTACAACGATGCATTGAACGCACTTAATCCAAAGAAAGCTTTTGCTGATGAGTTTCGGCTAGCGCGATTGTACGGCGATGGCTATATTGCACTCGGCTTGGTTGAATCTGGTACTAAGATCGACACTCGACAACCACTGAATGCAGATAAATTAGTCGGTATTAATTATCTAAATGCATTTAGCAGCCAGATCGTTCAGAACTCATTGATTTGTCTAAATCCGTGGGATAAACGATACGGTCAAGAAGAAGCGATTCAAATCAGTACGCGGCCTAACAATGGGGCGTTTACCTTGGCACACAATCCAGAAGAAGCAGATACGCAGCCCATCATTCAAATCTTTGACGCTAGTCGATATTTTCATCATTCAGTCAGTCGGCTGGAAGATGATGAGTTCGGTACGTCATTACTACAGACGTTAGAGGATGCGGTTAAGGTTGGTGACTCGGCGCTATGGTCGGTTGGCCAGATTCTGTTTGATTACGTGTTTAAGGTTTACAAGTCACAAGATGCCAATAATTTGAAGGCGCCACAGCGCACCATGCTATCAGCTAAGGCCAACTATCAGTTCCATACCAATGCGTTAGCGGTGATTGGCAGTAACGAAGAGCTGACTAAAGAGGCCACAACGGTGACGGGTGCTGCTGATTTGCTTAACTTCGTATGGGATTACCTATCAATGGGTACTGGCATTCCTAAGACGATTCTTAAAGGACAATCTGCTGGGACCGTTGCGGGTGCTCAATACGACAGCATGACCTATTATGGTTCAATTGCTGCCACGCAAGAAAATGAATTGAGACCACAGCTAGAGACACTGATTAAGTATTTGATGCAATGTCCAGATATTGCGGGCGGCGTTGATGATCCTGATCAATTGGATTGGAAGTTAACGTTTAACCCAATGTGGCAAGTTGATGAATTGACCGATGCCCAGGCACGTCAGTATTTGGCTCAGGCCGATGCTGCCTATATTCAAAATGGTGTCGTTGCTCCTGATGAGATTGCTAAGATGCGGTTCCCAAAAGATAATTCTAGTGCTGCTGGGCCAACATTAAACAATGATTCAAAGCCGTTAACAGAACAACAGTTAGAGCAGATGGCTAAAGATATTTATACCGGAATGTCAGGTGATCAGGATGCGTAAAGTGATCCCACATGTCCGGTATCCGTGGAAATTGGAGCAATCATACGTCCGGTTACTGGCAAAACAACAATGTGAATATCGACGGTACTTCATGGACCGATATCATACTGAATTGGTACCAGTGGTCAACAATAGTAAATTAGTAACCGATGCTGATCAGCCGGCAGGAATGCTCAATGCTATCCTGCAGCCATTAATCATTACACTAGGTGCCAAAATGCTGTTTGATCAACAAGTGTCTGAATCCGATGTCAAGAAATGGATTGCAGCGGTTGGTTTTTATAACTTGGCACAAATTAATACACAGTTGCGAGCCCGTGGCCGGCCAACATTAGGTCCAGAAATTAATACTGCTGAGATTCAGCAAAGCAAGTGGGAAGAAGAAGCCATATACCTCAAATCATTAGATTCTGACCTTCTTAACAACCTACGTGCTGCTGTTATCCGCGGTATTAACAATGGAGCCAATAGTAAACAAATAGAGCAAGCTCTCATGAAGCAATTTGATTTAGCCCAAAATCGGGCTAATTTGATTGCTCAAAATGAGACTGGCTCTTTTTTTGCGGCCTTAAGCAAGCAACGATATCAACGAACAGGTTCATCAAAGTATGTTTGGCAAACCCAAGAGGACGAGCGGGTACGCCCATCACACCAAGAATTGGACCAATCGGTACGCAAGTATAGCGATGATCCGTTCCCCGGTGAGCCTATTCGTTGCCGTTGCGTTGCGGACCCAATCTATGAAGAAGATGAGGAGGAATAGTTATGGATACAGATACAACTAATGATGCTACTAGTACGGTACCAGATACGGATACGGTTGCCGGCACTACTAGTGACGAAGAAACAATGCCGACCAGTACTGAGTCGGCAGCAGAATCAGCAGTTGCCGATACGAATGCAGATACAACAGAAAGCACGGCGCCGGTAGAAACTGAAACGCCGCCGGCCGATACCGATCCAACGCCAGCACCTAATACTGATGATGCTAAGGCTACCGAAGTGGTGGTTCCGCAAGCCTTGATTGACCAATGGCAAGCAGCTTCACGCCCAAACTTTGCTACTGATCAAAGCAATATGACGTGGGATACAGTGGCGTTAGCGACCTTTATGAATCATCCGACCCCAAGTGGACAAGCGGACAGCGTAAGTGTGGCCAAGAATGGTGATCAGTTACCAAATGGAGATTTAGTGATTGTTTCTAAGTACCACGTACCTTTTGGTTTTGCTAACTTAGCGCTGAATTTTGGCATTGGTATGAATGTGATTCGCTATTACAACGGCATTCCTAACAAATCAGCCACCAAGTTTGATGTTCGCCCTGGTCGCAAGATTGTTATCCCAGCCAGCAATGTGTATGTACCGGAAGGTAAGTGATCTAGATGCAAGTGACACGTTATGATCGGGCCGAGATTACAGACTCTCATTTAACTGATGAGGGCTATCTGGATATTAAGGCATGTCCGATTAGCCGTTCTGGGGTGTTTCCTTACTACTTTGCTGATGGCACGATGCTTCGAGAAGCTAAGTTACCAAATGACTTACAGGACGGTGTAGACAGCTTTAACAACAAACCTGTCACGAATGAACACCCTAACGAATTTGTAACTGCTGACAATATTAGCAAGTATTCGGTAGGCATGACGCATTCGAATGCTCACATGCAGGATGGCAAGATGGTTGTTGATATGACAATTACTGACCCGACTACTATTAAAGAAATTCATGACGGTAAGCGTCGTGAGTTATCAATTGGGTTTAAAGCTGATGTTGAGAAACGACCAGGTGAATTTCAAGGTCAACATTATGATGCGGTTCAAACCAACATTCAAGGCAATCATGTTGCGGTGGTGTCAGCTGGTAGAGCCGGTCATGATGTTCGCGTGCCGCATTTTGATTCCAAAGAATCACCAGTGGCCACTGAAATTATGGATGCTGGTTATGCAGGAAATTTAAGCGATGACAAAGGAGGAAAAATATTGAAAACAATGATTATTGATGGCAAGCCTTATGAGTTAGCCGAAGATGCCGCTGCTGCGGTTCAAGCTGAACAAAACAAGGCGACAACGGGCGCAAGTTCACTCGAAGAAGCTAACAAAACGATTGCGGCATTAAAGAAACAAATTGAATCTTTAAAATCTGAAAAGTCTGATTCACAAGACAAGATTAGCGCTAACCAGGCTAAAGCTGATGCCGCTCAAAGTGAATTGCAGAATATGAAGGATTCACAACAAGCGTTAATCGATGCGCGGGTTCAATTACAAATGGATGCTTCTAAGCGATTAGATGACAAATTTGATTTTAAAGGTAAGTCAAATCGTGATATTAAGGCGGCTGTTATCTTAGCCAATCACAAAGATTTGAAGCTAGATGATAAAGACGATGTGTACGTTGATGGCGCCTATTCATTGATCATGGCTGAAAAGCCTAAATCAATTGGGGGTATTGATGTACAAGCTGGTCAACATCAGGATGGTGAGGATCCTAAATCGGCAGCGTACAAATTTGCGCATGCTTATGAAATTGCTAACCAAGAATAGATAGGAGGAATTTATAATGCCAATGGAAATGGGCGATGGTTGGGTACATGCTGGCGCAGGTGCCGGTCACTTAGCCGATACGCGTGGGGCCCGAATTAACTCAGATTTTAATGCTGGGACTGTACTTGGTTTAGGCCAAGCGGTTAAGTTAGGCGATGATGGCTTGCTAGCAGTAGCAGCAGACAGTACCGATGTTTATGGTGTTACGGCGTTTAAATCAGCAACGCAAGGGTGGACGTTATCAGCACCTCATGATGTTAGCTGGGATGCCAATGATATTGTCAGTGTTGTTCGCCAAGGCCAAGTTTATGTACCAGTTAATACCGATGTTGCCAAGGGTCAAAAGGCAATCGTTGACGCTGATGGGTACTTTAAGTCAGCCGCTGGTGTGGAACAAAGCTCTGGCGATGGTAGCGCAACAACTACCACTGATACGACCTTTGTTGGTTACTTTAGAACGGATGCCAAAGCCGGCGAAACTGCTGCTTTGGAACTTAATTTACGATAGGAGGCTAATTCATGTCACAAGGAAATAATGTGTTTTCGGGTATTACGCAAGCACAACTTACTGCGGTCGATAATGTCTTATATGAAACGGCATTGTCAACTTTAAAGGCGCGTAAGCTGATTAAACCGATCACACTACAACCATATCAAACAAGTTACAGCTACCGTACCATCAAACGCTACGGTCAAGCTCATTGGGTTGGCGAAAACTCCAATGAACAAGGGACTAGCGGTGAAGATTACGATCAAGAATTCCGACAAATCTCAACGTATGCCACGGGTGTGAGTTATACCCAAGATGAACTATTACAATCACAAGCTGCTGGGATCAACCTTAGTACTGAACAAGCTACGACGGTTGGTCGTGCCATGGGTGAATTTGAAGAAAAAGCTGTTTGGCTAGGCGATAAGAAAAAGAATATCCCTGGTATTGTCGGTATTGCTGACAAGGAACGGACAGACAAGGCTACTGCTACCTTTGAAGATATGAAGCCAGAAGATATCTACGAATATTTACGGATTCAACGTAACAAGCTAGTAACGCAACCAGGGATGAATGGCATTAAACCATTATTGGTCTTACCAGTATATGCGGCCACTGCCTTAACTAAGCGTTACAGTGACTATGATGCACGGCCACTTAGCCAAGTGTTAGCTGATGCTGGCTGGTTCAGCTCAATTGAAACAGTTGATATGTTGGAACAAGCTACAGGTGCTTCCAAAGGGTGTGGATTGATGTTTGATGCTAGTTCAACAACGATGAACCTATTAATTGGTGAAAACCTTAATGCTGGTCCTGTCGTTGGCCCCGATGAAGACTTTATTTACAAGATCCCATATCGGGCACGTACTGGTGGTGTGATTGTTCGTCAACCATATCACGTGATTCAAATGAACGGTCTTGAATAGTTAGAGGTGATTCAATGGAACTTCTAACGACGGTTGAGCGTGTTAAAACGATTTTAGGGTCAGCAGCGGAGGACTTCGATTTAAACGATGATCAAATCAGTATGTGTATTGAGGATGCTGGTGTTGAGGTCCATCACGAGAGTTTTCCGGCTAACGTTCAAGAGCAAGCGACACGGTACTTTGCTGCTCATTTATTAGCTTTGACCAATAATGCAGCGGCGCAAGGGATTGCGATGGAAAAAGTTGGTGATTTGCAGACTCAGTATGCAACGACAGCAACGGTCCAGCATTGGTATCAGCAAACTCGTTGGGGTGCTGAGTATTACCGACTATGGAAAGAGTATTGCCATGGTGATCCGCTCAATCTACTTGTTTTGGGGTGATTAGATGGCCGATGATTTTAATCATATTCCGTTTGTTAAGAAACAGCTGCGTGAGCTAAATAAAATTCACATCATTGCTGGCGTCTTTAGTAGCACCGATGGCGGTAACGGCGTTAATTTACAAGTCTTAGCGCTGGCTAACGAATTCGGTACCACAATTCGTCCTAAGAACGGCCAATGGCTGACAATCCCATCGGAGAACGTACCAGCTAATACGCGTGCCACCCAGATTCAAGGATTATTCCGACCAAAAGGTAAGAATGTGCTTTGCGTCAAAGATGAATCTAGTCCAAGTGGTCTAAAGATCATGTTTTATCTGAAGAAAAAGGTTGTAATCCCGGAGCGTAGTTTTTTACGTGAAACAGTGCATACCGATGGTCAGGATAAATGGACGCGGATTACTGAACGAGAATTGACTAAGATTCTAAGCGGCAAGGGTACGGCCGGTCAGCTAGCGACAGCGGTTGGTGAGCAGATGGTGACTGACATTCGGCATACAATTGTGTCAAAGATGGAACCGGAAAACGCCGCTGCAACGATTGCACGGAAGGGTCACAATGATCCTTTATTTGATACTGGTCGACTATACAACAGCATTAGTTATCGGGTGGTGAGTGAGTATGGCTAGAAAGATTCGAATGGCGCGTACACTACGGCGTTTTGGCGTATCGTTAAGCGTTTATACGCCAAGCATACTAGGTTCACATCTAGTGGCCGGTGAAGAGCGACAGACTAAGCTAAAAGATGTTGACCCAGATCGGGTATTAACGGTCAGTGAGCCGTTAGTGCCGGTTAAGTATGGAGTTAACAGTTTCTTAGCCGATGGTGGCGAAATGGAAGAATATACTGCAACTTGGTATTCCATGGGTGATTATCCGGTTAAAACGGTCATCATTAATCAACGCAGCGGTCTGGCGTACCGAGTGATCAAGAAGCAGGATTATCAAGACTATGCTGATACGAATATTTATCTAGTAAAAGAGGTGAGTGTTGATGATCTCTAAGGACGCGGTGTTTGATTACCCGCGCTTTTTTAATACCCTGATTCAAATTACCAAGGATCAGCTTGGCTTGCCGATGCTTAATCAAGAGAATACTGGTGAGCCGCCGCAATTTCCATATTGTACCTTTCATTTGATGCAGGGTCATCAACGGGTAACCAGTGATGTAATCCATGGGCACCGAGAATCAATGATCATACCGGTATCACTAACGGTTCATGCTCAGTATTCAGCAGACGGTGCACAGTACGGAGAAATGCTGCTGATGGCGTTTCAAAGTCAAACGGCTAATTACGCACTGCATGAAATTGAATGCGGAATACAAACGTTTAGCGGTGTTTTTGTACAAAACAGAAGTGTTGTGATTGGTGGCATGACGTATGATCATGCTTTCGGTTTTGATCTAAACTTTACAGCTATGAATCCCTATGTTGAGGATACTGGTGCGATTGATCATATTGTGATGAACAAAGATAAAAAAGATTCAATTGATATTAAGGAGGAATCAGATAATGGCAACAACTAATTCACGTTTTGACGTGGTAGTTAATTTAAAGGAATACAAACCGACACCAACCGAAAGTTACGGCATCTTATTGCTAGTAACTAAAGAAAAAATGGCGTCTAGCGAAGATACTACGCCGACTACTGAAAGCGGCGCGGGCACAACGGGTGGCGGTGCTACGACGACACCAACAACACCAAGCCACGCGACATTCTTTACCCGGTTAACTACTGGTAACGGTATTTTAACAGCATTAAAGGATAAGGACAGCAATATTTACAAGGAATACTCATCTGTGGATGCGGTTGCTGATGACTTTTCTGAAGATACTGACGTTTATAAGGCCGCTACGACTTACTTTGCTCAAGACCAAGTAGCGGATCGGATTGCAATTTTAAGTTACACCTCTGATTTAGCTAAGGCCATGAGCAATTACTGGCGCCAATCATGGACGTTTGTAACTGAAGCTACTTTTGATACTACTGAAGCGGCAACCATTGCGGCAATCATGGAAACTCATGGTGACAAGATCTTCATTGCTGATACCTATGACATGACATCAACAGCAGCTTTTGCCAGTTCTAAGTACACGGCTAACTTTGTTCAACCCGCCGTGGAACAAGCAGCTGCTGGTTTAGTTGGTCGGGCCGGTAATTTAACCCCAGGTTCAGCGACATTTAAGTTCAAGGCTATCAATGGGGTTACACCGATTGACTGGTCTGATGAAGAACTGACGCAATTAAAGGGTAATCACCAAATTGGTTACTTAACGGTTGGTGCCAACAACCAAACCAGTGAAGGTTGGACGTTATCTGGTGATCAAATGGATAGTTTACTTGGGCAATTCTATATCAAGAATGAAATTGTTAAAGCAGCACAAAATCTTTTCCAAACGCATGACAAGATTGCCTATGACACTGATGGTATTAACCAATTGTATTCAGTAGTTGATTCAGTGCTTCAAACGGCAGCTGATAACCATATCATTTTGAAAGACGCCAACGGTAAGGCTAAGTACAACATCAACACGGTTTCTCGTGAAGACTCACCAACGTTAGATGTTGCAAATCGCTTATACCAAGGCTTGTCCTTTGATTATGAAGAAGATGGCGCTATCCATAATGCCATTATCAATGGTGTCGTAAATATCGTTTAGGCGATATTTTTAATAACTTTAATTTCTAAGACGGACATAGTGCCGTCTTTTTTTGTGCCCAAATTCGGGCCGCGAAAGGAGAAACGCAATGGCAGATCACAATGGTGACATGCAAGAATTCCGAGCAGACGACTGCTCAATTATTGTCGACAGCGAAGCGATGTACGGCTTCCAAGCCGGTGAAACGGTGAGTTGGTCACAAACCAACAATAACGTGGCAATTACAGAAGATATGTTTGGTGATGGGGTGGCCATGATCAGTAATAAGCATCAAGGCCAATTCCAATTCAATTTGAACTTTGGTTCACCTTGCAACAAGAAAATGGCCGACTTGGCTGCTTCACGCAAGCGATTCCCAGTATTGGTTAAATCACCAAATGAAACGGCTAGTGCCAATATTGCTTACGTTGAAAAGTTAGCCAACGGTTCGCTTTCTGACAGTGCAACGGCTCGTCAATGGACCGTTATTTGTACTGACTTAAAAGTTACGTATAACTCATAGGATTTTCGCTAATTAACTCATTCTAAAAATTAAAGGGGATTACACTCATGGATCAAAACAAACAAGAAACAACTAACACTACAACAACCGCAGTTACAGACGTGACCGCGCTAACTGGTGATATCACTTCCACAGCCGAAGTAACAGCTAATGATGTGGTTGCTTTAGCCAACCAAGATACCGAAGCAAGCAAGGTCACTGCTAAACCACGTAAGAATAAATTACATCAATTTGATTATGAAGATGGGGACACTGGCGAAGTATTCCACATTGTCGCAGTTTACCCAGGCATTCGTGCTGCTCGTAAATTGTTATCTGAATCTAAAAACCAATTAGGGGTTCTTGATTCCGAAGAATATGCTAAGCGGTTATTAGCTTTGGTTGTCGCTCCTAAATCACCAAAAATTGATTTCGATTTCTTTGACGAACATGGTGGCTACAACACCATTGTCGATGAAATCGATAAGTTTTTTAGTGCACAACTCCACTGAGCAACAAAACGATCTGCAGATTCAGGAGCAAGCCAACGAGGATATTATTTACCGTTATCCCGTGCTGCGCGGCGTCGCTACGAAAGAACAGGTCGAAAGCGCAACAATGGACGAGCTGCGACTGTACATGCAGATGGCAAAAATGGTCGACGACATTGATAACGATAAAGAGGTCTATTCGATCCGCCGTGGGCTAAGCGACGAAAAGAGGTAACCTGATCAATGGAACTTGAACATGCCACAATTGGCGTAGCCTTTAATCCCAACTTAACGGGGTTAGAAAAAGCCGAAGCGGCAATGAAACAGTTGCAAACCAAGGCTGAGGGACTAGGCTCGGTCTTTGACCGTCAATTTAGTGGTACGGCTGGTGAGAAACGTCTCGCTAGTCTGATGACCAAAATGGACGAGCTAAAGAAAAATGCCAGTATCAATATGGAACTTAAAACTGGCCAAACTAGCGCTGATATTACGAAGGTAAATAATCAGGTTGGCCAGTTGCAAAAACAAGTGACTAAAGTCATGGATCACATGAACTTCAAGCCAACGATTGATACTCATGAAGCGGTTGGTCAAGTTAACGTATTGGCAGCCAAGACCGATGGCATAGGTAACGTCGCTAAAAGAATGTCGGGTACTACGGGCGCCGCTTTAGGGTATATCGGTGCTAAGGCTGATGGGGCAACTAATAAGTTTAGCAGTTTTGGACGTAAAGCCACTGATATGAGTAATAGCGCAAAAGGCGCGATTATGGGTATTGGTGCTGCCTTTGTCTATAGTGCAAATGAAGCCATTAAATTACAGAATGAATTTACGACAGTTCGTAACTTGGCAGTAAATGGTGGTGAAAGTGCCAGCGAAGCAGGACGCAATGTCAAGCAAATGCAACGTCAAGGTTCTGGCCTGTCAACGAAGTATGGGATTGATCAAAATAAGATTGCCGGTGGTTATGAAGAACTAGTTAGACGTGGATATTCATCTGGACAGACCGTGGCAGCGCAACCTGCGTTCTTAAAAGGTGCGATTGCTTCTGGTGATGATTACTCAGATGTTGTTCACAATGCGTCTTCTGCAATCGAACAATTTGACCTGAAATCTAATAATACGAACCAACTAACCGCCAATACCAGACGGACGTTGAATCAGATGGCGTATGCCTCAGATTTGACAGCGACCGATTTTAAAGGCTTAGGTGCCGCTATGACCTACGTTGGGTCAACCGCACATAGTGGTCACCAATCATTAGGTAATACAGCAGCTGCAATTGGCCAATTATCTAATTCGGGCCAAGAAGGTAGTGTGGCCGGTACAGGGCTACGTAAGGTTTTAGACGGTTTGATTTCACCTGGTAAAAAGTCAACTATTCCGGCACTGGCAAGTTTAGGGATTAACCCGGCACAATTGAGAGATTCCAAAGGTAATTTGAAAGACCTCGTTGATATCTTTGATCTGATCAATAGCAAGATGAAAGGTATGACCAAGACTGAGCGAACCGATATCTTTCACACGATGTTCGGGACAACCGGTCAAGAAACTGCTTTAATCTTGTCGCAATCAACGGGTAAGCTTCGTGAGCTGAATAAGCAAGTAGCTGCTGCCGATAAGAATGATTATATCGGTAAGCTTTCCAAAGAGAACATGAAGTCGTGGCAAAACCAACTTAACGTCTTTAAACAAGCAGTAAGACGTTCTGGCATGTCGTTTGCAACAGCAATTTTACCAGCCTTTACCAAAGTATTAGGCGGGGTTAATTCCTTACTACAAGGTATTAATAAACTACCAAGTGGCGCTAAGACTTTTGTTTCCTTCGGTGCGGTCGCTGTAGCAGGTCTAATCCCGTTGCTTGGGGTGATTGGACGTATTTCAACTGGTATTGGCGCAATTCAGACATTGTCTGGAAAGATTAAAGATAAAAGAAATGGTTCAATTGATCCTGGAGCGACTGGGACAAGTACTAAAAAGCGAGGCCTAGTGAATAGGGCGGCCGCCAATATTGGGAGTAGTCCCACAAGAAAACGTCCATTCTTTTCACACCTAGGTAATAACGTTACCACGGGTATTGGCAATTACTTCACGCCTAGCCGTGGTGCACATTCGAAATTTAATCGTGTACAAAGCTTCGGCTTAAACCTGCGTGGCTCAATTGGTAATGGTGCGCGCAGAGTTACGAAAGTTACGTCAATGCCTAAGCGTGCTGTTGCTAAATCAGTCGGGTTAGTTCATCGAGCTGCAGGTAGCGTCAGTCAATATTTTACTCCTAGTTTAGCAACGCCAACGCGTAGTCAACGTCCATCAATGGGTATTCGTACTCGTTCACGTATTGGTCGTATTAGCAGTGGTACTAGTACAATTGCTAAAAACCTCGGACGTGGCCTGATTGGTAAAACTAGACTTGGTAGCAGTAGTCGACTTGTGCGTGGAATTTCTTCAACTGGGCGTGGCTTAATCAAAGCCGCCCCAATGGTTGGAATTGCTTCAATTGGTGCTGCTGCATTAGACGCTAAGAAAGGTCATCAAGGCGCTGCGGTTGGTAGCGCTGGTGGTGCAGCGCTTGGCGGTATTCTTGGTGATATGACACCACTAGGTCCACTCGGTGGTATGTTAGGCACTGCGGCAGGTAGTTTTATTGGTGGTAAAGCAGGTAGTCTTCTTGATAGTAAAAAGGGTACTGGCAAGGCTATAGATAAGCTTAAATCTGATGGTAAAAAGTTGGCTGGTGGTGTACAAGCCGCTTGGGCATTGATCACTAAGTCACCTACCAGTAAGAAGGCTGGTAAAGCTCAGGACTTTATCGAAAACAATTTTGGCAAGATGGCACCCAAAATTAATACCATTGTGTTTGGTATCAAGGGGTCAATGTCTAAGCTTGGTAAAGCTTTTAATGTTGTTATTAAGCCGTTGAAGTCATTTGGCAAATGGCTTAATAAATCGTTTGGCTCAACCTTTAAGCAACTCGGTAAGACGGTTAGCCCAGTAGTTAAAGATATCGGTAACGCGATGTCAACGATGGGTAAGGCCATATCTTCGGCTATCCATAAATACTTTGGTGGTAAAGGTGGCGGTCTAGCTAAAAGTGTTGCTAGTACCTTAACGGCAATGCTTAGTGTGGCTAAACCAATCATTAAGTTATTATCGGGTGCGTTGGTCGGTGGATTCAAACTGATTTCAGGTGGAATTCGTGTTGTATTGGATCTATTGAAGAATATCTTTAGCAGTTCAATTGGTAGTTGGGTTCATATTTTTAAAGGTGTATTAGATACCATTAAAGGTGTGTTTAAAGTCTTTAGAGATGTTTTCACTGGTGATTGGAAGAACCTATGGAAAGATCTTGTTGATACGGCGAAAAGTATTTTCAGTACCATCTGTGGCGTGATTGGCGCCATCTTAAATACCGCAATTGGCGTGGTTAATACGGCTTTTGACGGCATTAATAACTTGATCAGTAAGCTGCCAAAAGCCATTCGGCCTAAATGGAAATTGCATATTGATCCCGTGAAATTTGCGACCGGGACCAAGGGCCGTTACCCTCAAGGGCTACCCAAGGATACTTTGGCGCGCGTTAATGATGGCGGTGCCCGGGAATTAATCCTATTACCCAACGGTCGTGGTGTGATTCCTAAGCGCATGAATACCGATCTATTCTTGCCTGCTGGCTCACATGTCTTAAATGGCCGTGATACTAAGCGAGTGATGGGGAGTGCTCAACACTTTGCTAGCGGAACAGTTCAATTAGGATCTGGATTGGGTACTGCTAGGGCCGATTTGAAATTACCAACCAAGAAGCTGGCTGCGTGGGATCAAAGTAGTAAAGCAACTTGGAACGATACCGCTAAACAAACGGCTAAGTCGGTTAAAAAGATTTCAACAGATACCACGACTAACTATAGTGCGATGACTAAGAAATTAGGCAAAACCAATGATAGTTGGAATACTGCTAATACCAAAGACTGGAAAGATATTGCCAATACCACTGACAAGCAAACGACTCAAATTTATAAGGATGCGTCAAAAGATTATGATCGGTTAGCTACTAATCTATCCAGCACTTCAAATAGTATTTTTAAAGACTGGAAGTCAACCTGGACAGAAGTTACCGATTTCTTTAATACGCAATTCGGTAAGCTTGGGAAGTATGCGCATAACGGTATGAGTGATGCCGTATCGAGTCTTAACGGTGGGATCAAGGCCATTGACTCGACGTTATCACAATTTGGTGGCAACAAAACGGTATTGAGTCCAATCCATTATGCGACTGGGACTAAAGGCCCGATTGCTAATGATCAGATGGCAGTTGTTAATGATGCGGGAACTGGTCCACGTCAGGAAGCTATTTTGCGTAATAATCGGGTCTTCATGCCAAAAGGTAATGATGTTCAGGTTAAATTGCAAAAAGGCGACCAGGTACTTAATGGGAACCAAACACAACGCTTAGCGAATACCGGCATGTTGCCGCATTATGCTAAAGGGACAATGTCTGATGATGCTTTGACTAAGTTAGCGAGCACAAACCAAAGCCATCCTGATAAAGCTTGGTCACGCGATTTTGACAGTAAGGTAAAGCCAAAGGGCTCTGATTTACAGAAGGGGCTTACTAATACTGCTAAATCAGCTACGGATTCACTTGGTAAGTCTTGGTATACGGCCGTTTGGAATGTCATTGGTAATGCTATCGGTGGCGACGCTGATGGTAGTGCTAGTGGATTATTAGCTGCCGTTGAAAAATATGGTACTGGTCATAAATACGTTTGGGGTGCCACCGGACCTGAAACATTCGATTGTTCAGGGCTGGTACTGTATGCTTTGGAACATTCATTTGGCATTCATTATCCTCGAACATCAGGTGCTCAAATTGCTGCTAGCCACAAAATTAGTAGTGGTGAAGCTAAACCGGGTGACTTAGTGGGTAACAGTGAGCATATTGGCGTTTATGCTGGGAACGGTAAGTATTTCTCAGCAATGAGTCAAAATTCTCATCCCAATATTGGCATGAGTTCAGTTGCCTATTTCCCTGGAACGCCGACATACGGACGTGTTACTGGTATCAAAGATACTAGTGATAAATCTAAGTCGAAGAATTCTGGGAGTAAAGGCAATCTCAATGCGCTAGTAAAAAAAGAGCTAGGCGCTAAGGCGATGAAGTGGATCAGCGACAATCTCGGCGCTGATAATTTCGATGTTGGGCCAACCGCAACACCGGCACAGGCTCGTAAAGCAATCTTAAGAGCCATGCACATTGCCGGTGTCTCGGGTGATTCGTGGCTCGATGGTCTGGAAACAATTGCACAACACGAGTCTAGTTTTAGAAACGTGACTAACACAAGAGATTCAAACGCTGCTGCTGGTCATCCTTCAACCGGATGGTTTCAAATGATTGCGCCAACATTCAAAGCGTACGCTAAGGCTGGATATGGTAATAGTAATAATCCGATTGATCAAGGTATTAGTGCTATTCGATATATCAAGTCTAGATATGGTGGTATTGGTAATGTTCCTGGATTAGTATCAATGCGGAATGGTGGTCCTTATAAAGGCTATGCTAATGGTGGTTGGTCTACTAAGCCAGCGATCTTTGGTGAAGTACCTGGTCAACCTGAAATTGCGATTAATCCGGCCCGTGGTACGGCGGATAAGCATATCATGGAAGCCATCATGGCTCGTAGTCGGAAAGCCCCGAATAGTCCGATTGCTAAGCTATTTAAGGGTGCTCAGGGGTTAATTGATAAAGGCTTTGACACTGGCACCGATATTAAGCCAGCTAGTTCTAAAAAGGCTAAGGCGACTAATACTAGGCCGGTTATTAAGGTTGATTATCATCCTCAAATCACGATTAAAGTTAATGGCAATGGTGATGTGAAATCACAGGCCAAAGCGATTGCTCGTGAATTGGTTCAACAAATGTTCAAAGAATTAAAACAGGATTACGATCCAGCGTAATCAAATTAAGGTTCTCAGTTAATTACTGAGGGCCTTTTTTACATAGAAAAAATTAATTTGAAAGGAGCAACACAATGGCAACTGCTAAGGCTAAGAAAAGTTTGAATACGGCTAAAAAAAGGTATGCACAGGATTTTACAAATTGGCATTTTGCCTATATGAAATATGATCGAGCTTTGGCAAAGCGACGTGAGCTTAACGATAAATACAGAGGTTATCTTAAAAAGGGTGAAACGGCCAAGGCTACTAAATTAAAGAACCATGGATTGAAATCAGCTAATACTCAAGTTTCAAACACTTCTAAGAAAGAAAAAGCTGCTAAGAAAAAGGCCAAAACCGCCAAGAAAAAAGTAACCGCGCTTAAGGTCGCTAGCAAAATTGCCGATAAGATTGCGGCTGCCAAGCGGGCTAAACCTTATCGCGGACGCACGGCCATTTACCCAACAAAGAGTAAAACTGGGAATATCGTCATTATCGCTAATACCGGCTCAGAAGGTGAAGACAATACCAACAATATCACCAGTTACGCGATTGACCATGCTGAGCCAACTAATGACTATAGCCACCGTGAAACTAAGCAAATTACGGTTGAAGGGATGATTGTTAAAGGAAAAATGGCGGATGCTAGACGAGTTTATAATCAGCTGGATAAATGGAACTATCGCGGCACTGAATTAACATTACGTAGTCACATTACCTATTATCATTTAATACTAGTTTCGTTGAACCGTAATTACACTGCCGATTTAGAGCATGGTATGAATGTTACGTTGACTTTTCAATTTGCTTATCGTGGCCAACTTAATCCTGGTAAGAAGACGGCTACCACTAACAAGGGTACAAAACAAAGTAAGGGAAACCATTCCACCGCGAAGAAGAGCATTAAAATTCATGCCGGTGATACTTACTGGGGATTAGCACAGAAGTATAAAACGACAGTGGCTAAGTTAACTAAGTTAAATGGACCCGCATCTAAAACGATGTATGGGACTTGGTGGAAAACACATAAATTGAGAGTAAGGTGATTAATTGTGGCCATTAGAAACTATATTGATTTTGACTTAGATGAGCTGCCTGACATTTTTGATTTTGACTTTGAGGATGGTACGCTGCAGCTTACTTTGGATTACAACGAGGAAGGCGACTTCTATACGTTATCAATGGCTGATGACGATGAGAATGTTGTCCTAAAGCCGCAAAAGCTTTGTTTAGGTGTTCCGATTGGTATTCATAAAGATGGCACTGATCTGCCTCATGATATTTTAGTACCAATGGATGAATCCGGTTTGGCCACTAGTTGTGATGCTAGTAATTTTGGTCAGACCGTTTTTTTGTACATTGATGACTTAGCAGACGGTGATGATGGTCTAAGCGATGAGCTAGATACAGATACTGATATCAGCGATACGGATACGTCAGACGAGGCGATGGGCTAATGAGTAATCAATTATACGACCCACGCGCAGAAGTAATCTTAACTCATAAAAATGGCAAAAAAACAACGTTTCCGATGTTTAATCGTTTAGAATGGGACCTTCAAATTCAATTTGAGGTCCCTTTTGGTTCCAGTGGTTATCCGCCTAAGTGCACGGTTAAGATTTATAACTTATCTAAAACACACCGCGCGATGTTTAAAAAAGGATTGCACGTTGTACTGAAAGCTGGTTATTACAGCCACTCGGTTGGAGTGCTTTGCGAAGGTAATATCACCAGTGTTGACCCAACTGTTTATGATGATAACGATACGGTGGTGGCGTTCCGATTTACAGCTGGTACCGACTATTCACGAACGGCAGCCGATACGGTTAAGGTTACAAAATTGAAGAAAGTAACTCGGTATCACCGCAAAACAGTTGCAACTAAGCCAACAATCTATAAACACAGAAATAAAAATGGCAAGGTGACAACGTGTACCTATATGCCGAAGAAAAAGGCCAAAATCCAACGAACTAAGTATACGGTGACTAAAAAAGAACGTGTTAATATGACATTTAAAAAAGGTAGTACCGTTTCACAAGTTATTAAGGGAATTGCAAAAAAGGCTGGATTTAAGTTTGCTAAGATGCAATTGAAAAAGAATCCTGTTTTTAAGCGTGGTTATACGTGTCATGGTAAACCATGGACAGTGATTCAAGAACTGGTGAAGAAGGCTGACAGCTACTTAGTTAACCGGCAAGGTAAGTGGTACATCTTGAACGCCAAAGCTGGTTTTAAGACAGGGATCGTTTTGGAAAAATCAACTAGTTTGATTGCACGGCCCCAACGTCAAGATGAGGACAGCGCCAAACAAGCTAGTTATCAAATTGAATCATTATTACGACCGGAGCTCACGACGCAATCGTTAATCAAAGTTAAGAGTGATGAGTTATCAGGGACGTTTATTGTTACTAGTGGCTCGCATACGTTTGATGGGACTAGTTGGAAGACTACTTGTTTAATCACGACACCACAAGCCAAACAAGCAGCCACTAAAAATTCACATCTTACTCATATTAAAAAGAAACGGAAGTGATGAATCATGAAAGGTGAAACGCCATTACATGATTTTTTTGATGCCTTCGGTGAAGTGATCAAGCAGCAAATTGCTGGTGCCACGATTGCGCGGATTGTTAAATATGACAAGGACAAACATGAAGCTGATGTACAGCCATTGTTTTTGCAGACTAATGGCGATAAGAAGTCGATGATCTTAGCCTGCCCTGTCGTCCAGAGTTGTTACGCCGGTGATGAGTTGCAAGAGAAGCTGGCTAAGTTGGTACCAGAATTTAAAGCTGATCCCCCAATGCTAGTTGAAGGGTCAACGGTGGTAGTTATCTTTAACGATGAGAATATGGATAATTACGAAAATGGTGATGGTAATTTGATCAAGGTCGATTCTGAAACACGTCATCAAGTTTCCTCTGGCATTGTAGTGGGGGTGATTGAATAATGAGCAGAACACTTGCGGTCGATAGCGATGGAAACTTTGTACGGACTACCGATGAGCATGACTTAGCGATAATGTCTGATGTTGATGAACTCATTGCCTCAATTGAATTCTTGCTGCGTATCCAGATCGGTGAAATGGATAATCTGGTTACTGATGATACTGGACTAGATCGGATTCCGTTGTTAGGCAAGGATGTCGATGGTGATGAGGCTTTACAAGCAATTGAGGATTGTATTACCAGCCAAATTGCCGAAGTTAGTAGCATTGAGGACGGCAGCATTGATTTAGATTACGCTAATCGGGTTGCAACGGTTTCACTGGTTATAAATGCCGTTGACGGTACTCAGCTTGATTTAACAACGGATATTAGTACCAACGTATAGAAAGGAGATTGATTAGATGGTTCAAGTGATAACCAGCAACGGTTTTCAAATGCCAACGCGTGATGATCTTACGCAAAGCTACTTAACAGATGCGGCTAAAGAGTTTGGTGATGACTTCAATTTAAATGAACATGATCCAGTGGGGATCCTAATGAGATTGTTTGCGTTACACGATTATAAAAAGTACCAGCAAATGCAAAATGTTTATTACGATGGCTATTTACCGACAGCTAGTGATGACGGCTTAGATTATTTAGCGTCTAATCAGGCAATGACAAGAGAGGCTTCCCAGGTATCTAAAGTCACCTTGACATTTACTGGTGAGGTTGGTTTTCAGGTTGATGCTGGATCAGAGTTTTCGACTGATGACGGCATTGTGTTTGTGTTGACTGAAGATGTGATCTTGGCTGATGGTGGCACGAAGGATGATCTGGGTAATGCGATTGGTACTGGTGTGGGTGCTGCCGAGAGCGAAGAAAAAGAAGATTATGTTGATGTTGGGGTCAACACCATTATTAATATTGATGCGCCAGATGAACAGCTATACTCAGTGACCAATGTACAGGCGGCAGCCGGTGGAACTAGCGAAGAGTTGCAAGAAGACTTTAGAACACGATTGATGAATTCTAATCAGGGCATTATTACAACAACACCAAGCGGACTAAAAGCTGCGTTGAATAATGTGGCCGGGGTACGCGATAGCAACGTTGTTGAGAATACAACTGATGCGGTTGATTCATACGGTAATCCAGCGAACTCCATTCATGTTTATGTTTTAGGTGGTGAGACCTTGGTGATTGCGACTGCGATTCAAAGTGCTCGCGCTGCAGGTACGCAAACGGTTGGTGACCAATTAAATGTGCTATCGGATTCCGGTGGAACCAATAGCTATCCGATTCGGTTTGATTATGCGACGCCAGTGCCGATTACCGTTAAGTTGAATCTAACGGTTACTGAAGAGTTTAATCCAGATGATACGGATACTTTAATTGATGACGTACTGGGATATTTCGATTCGTTGAAGATGGGCGCGCTGGTACGTTTTAGCTATCTGTACAGTTACATTTGGCAGATTCATGGAATTGCCGGAGCCACGATTCAATTAGCTCGTGACGGCAATGATCCAGTTGAACAAGACGTTCAGCTAGATGCCTTTGAAGCGGTCGATATCACGCGCGATGACTTAATTGACGTTGCAACGACCTTACAAAGCGGCGGTGGTCAATCATGATTGAGGTAGCTGATTTATATGAAGATTTGACCCATGCATTTAATTTACGGCTACCACAGACTACTGATGATGAAACAACGGACTTGTATAAGATTCTATCGATTTATGTTAGACATCAACAAGATTTTGAAAATGATTTAGAGTTAGTTGAGGAATGGCGCGCCATTGATAACGCCGAGGGAACTGCCTTAGACTTACTGGGCAAATCAGTTGGGCAATACCGAATTGATGACGATGATGAATTCTTTAGATTTCAAATTAAAGCGGCTTATGCAATTGCACATAGTAATGGAACCTGCGATGATCTGCTTAATTTAATTAGCAGTGTACTGCAGGTACCCAAAAAATTAATTCGCCTTGAGGAAGGCTACACAACTGGTGGAAATGCCCGATCTATTAAGATTTCGGGTATTCCTTTTGTTTATGCTCAAGATAGTCGCCGGGTTAGCCTATTAACTAATTTGATTGGTAAAGGTGTGGCCTTGGGTATTCATTTGGCCGGAGTTTACTTCTCAGAAGAATCTGGTGCTGAGATTGAAATTAGTATGGCAATGCAAATATTGGAAAGCCAGACGATTACTCAGAAGAGAGGAGGGTAATGAATGTCACAATTTCAGGGATTCACAATAACGAGTGATGGTTTGAAATTAGTTCAAGATACACTGCAGAACAATACCACATTAACATTGAATGTTGCTAGATTAACTGATGATCCGGATTTATTGACTATGTCGGTAGACTCAATTCGTGCGTTATCAACGTTACCTGTGAAAACAACAAATCTAGACTTTGAAACGCGAATGTCACGAACGACCGATAATCAAATTGAAGTTGATGCAATGATTACAAATCAAAATGTAAAGCAGAATTATACGTTTACGGGCTTGGGGATTGTATTTCAACAAGCTGGTAAGGAAGATGTGCTATTTGCAGTAGCACCGGCGACCGTAGCGACCAAAGTAGATGCTTTCGTAGGTGACAATTCGTATACATTAGATTTAACCATAAAGATTCCCATTAATAACGTTCAGCCAACAATTACATTTGCTGAGAACGGGTATATGACCGTGGCTGACGAAAAGCAAATTTTAAATCTTGCTTATGGTCATGCGGATGCTGGTTTAGCTACAAAACAAGATAAGCTTGGCTATACACCGGCAGATGATACCAAGGTCGTGCATACAACCGACACTATTTTAAATACATTGAATGATCTTAGTCTTGAAATTGATACCAGTGGGCTTGAAATTAATGAATATCCACGGTTTATGGCATGGGTATATTACAACGGTGCTGGTATTGCCCAGGCAACGAGCTATGCTGGTGTTCCCTTAATGAACGAGTTGATGATGTCTGCAGACTTAAAGGTTAATGGCCAGACTATGATTCCGAAGTTTTGGACGATGCAGCTTAAAGCGGCAGCACCTGATTTTGACACGACTGATTTTACAATCAATCGAGCAACCGATGGTAGCTGGATGTATTTAATTTCTAATAAACCAGAGACCGACCAAGCAACGATTGGGATTCACTGTCTCAACGCGAAATTCAAGGAGGTAGCATGATAATGAAGAAAATTAAATTAAGATTAGAAAAATCTGGGGGGGGTAGAAACCTAGTAATACCAGCGCTTCTAACCACTCTATCATTGTTAGGCGGTGGTCAAAATGGCTAGTGCTTATCAAAAAATAGATGCCGGTCAAGGCGATTGGCTTACACCACTAAATACGATGTTGAAAGCTTATGGCGATGCAACAAATGACAGCGGTTGGATTCAATTGCCTCTTAAAAATACGGTTGATATCGGAACGGTTAGCTACTTAGCAATCCGTTCAATTGGCCCGTTGGTAGCCATTAAAACACAATTTGCAGTGGCAACAGCCGGTAATACATCCGTTGGTGATATACCAACTAATTTAGTGAATAATGAAAGTTGGCGCTATCAAGTTGGGATGTGTTATCCATCAACACCGATAGCATTCACATTAAATGCAAAATTTGAGCTGAGTGTAAATATCCCTGCAGCTAACATTAACCAGATGTTTGATTTGGAAGGAATCATCACAAAAGAAAGTATTGATAAATATATAAAGAGTTAGGGTCGCTCATAATTGGGCGGCCTTTTGAATTAGAAAGGAGTGCAATTTATGAGCGTATTTTTACACGATTTTATAAAAGGTGAACCCAATTGGGTCGACCCTTTAAATAATAATTTTAAAGCGCTAAATCAAGACACAGGATGGGTGGCACTTACTTTGATTGCCCCTGCTACTTTTGGCTCGGCGGCAACTACTAAGCCACAAATTTGTTGTATAAATGGACGGGTTCAAATGTTGGGAAATCTTAGTGTTTCTTTAACGAGTGTTCCAGATGTGGCAAATGGTGTGCGTATCGCTACATTTCCAACCGAATTTGCACCTACACAGGGGTGGGTGTACGGAAAAATACCAATTACGCCACTGGGTGGAACAGTGTCATTTCATGTCAGTGGCTCCGGACTTTATTTGCATGAAACGGTATCATTATCAAATGTCGATTTAGGACAAATCACGTATTTACAAGCGTAGAGGTGAAAAGATGAAGCCATTATATTTTTACGATGACAACAAAGAATTTGATCATATTGAATTAGTCGAAGCCGATGCACCATTACAGAATAATTCAACTTTTGTTGCTCCTGAAAACGGATTATATGAGCCTATAACTTGGGATGGCAATAGTTGGAGTGGAATAACACAGGAAGAATGGTTGTCACAGCATCCAGTGCCAACGCCGGTGCCAACGGCAGAACAACAGATGGTCATGCAACAGGCACTTGATATTAATCAACTAAAACAACTTACTATGGCGCAAGCTAGTCAAATTGCAATTTTAAGTAAAGGAAGTGCGGAATAATGTCAATTTATCAGCAATGTTTGCTATTTAAGTCATGGGGTCAAACCAATGCAGAATTTTATAAATCATTTGTAGGTGTTGGACTAACACAAGACCAGTTTAAAGAGATTACTGGTGAAGACTATGAAACGGAGGCGACAACAGATGAAACAAATTAAATTAACATTAGAAAAAGTCGGGGGGGGGGCAGAATGCTGATTTAACAGCATTCCTAACCCTTTTATCATTTAGTAATGGTGGTGAAGCCATTGCTTGATTTTCAAATTATTGATGCTGGTGAAGCAGATTGGGGCGCCAAGATTAATAGTAATTTCGGCAAGATTTCTGCTGATACCGGGTGGATTAATGCTCCTATCGTAGCACCTTGTACAGGAACTGTTTATTACCGTGTTCTCAATGAAAGGATTTTATTGATCAGAGGCAGTGTAGCACCAAACCAAACAATCACGACCGATTTAAAGTTTACAGATTTACCAGCAAATATCGTTAGTTTAAAAAGTGCAACTCCCAACGGCCTGTGGTTGGCTCCAGTAACAGGGAGCGCCGCCGCTGACGTTGCAAAAATCGTGTTGCACCCGGATTTTGGACTCTATTTTGCTGGCAATAGTGGCAGCTCTGGTCATCCGGTATTAATTAATATAGCTGTTATAGATTAGAGGAGATGATCGAATGTGCAATTGTTGTTAGTAGCAACAAACGCGGTAGTTCAACACCCGCCGCATTACTTTATGGGCTATACGCTAAGTGAAATAGCCAGTATCGTTGCAATTGTCCTAGGAATCGCTGGGGTTGTCGGTTGGATCGTTAGACTGGCTGTTACTAAGCCTATGGAGAACAGCAATCGATTACTGAACGAGTCAATTAAAGAGTTGACGAAAAAAGTCGAAGGAATCGGTGGCAATGCAGACCGGGTTCATAGTGAACATGATAAGCGGCTTGATGCGCATGATATAAAGCTTGCGCGCCACGATGAAGAAATCAAAACGTTGTTTAATCGAACAGGGGGAAAACAAAAGTGAAAAGTTTAAAATTGAGTTTTAATAAGGAATCGGTGGCTGACATTGTGTCAGTCATTTTTATTATCGCGTCATTTATCGTCACTTTAGGAAATGCTATGGGGCTGACAATTCCGGGGGTTACCTCGGATAGCATCAATGCGTGGGTCAGTGCCATCACGTTAATTGTGGGGTCCGGTGGTCTAATTCGTGATACGTCCAGCTCAAATAGCACTCAAAATAAGGAGGATAAGGCGAGTGAAACACCTAAAGATTAA